TAAAATCTACGGTATCACTCATCTTCATTCTCCCATGAGGTTTCGGTGTCTATATCATATCCACCCTTGTCGCTTGTCCACCACCATTCGTCAGTTTCATAGTCGCCCTCATAAACATATGATTGTGCTTCATCATCACCTTCATCGAATAGTTCTTGGAATTTTTCTACTGAACCAAATGTTTCAATAACATCATCTTCGTCCAGTTGAAAAGTTTTATACAGATGCACTTGATGATACTCTGTATCTTTTACCCATAAATCAGCCATACTATCTCCTTTTGCCCGTCATAGGGTCACTTGCTTCACTTGCAGACAACACTTGTAGTCCGCCCTTGTTATATGCCTGTCCAATGACGGCACTTCCAGTATACACTGGAATCTCTTTCTTGAAGGCATTACCACTAATACCATCCCCTCTGCTGGGGATGTCTGGTGTTTCCCTTCGATATGGCGCAGGCGCAAGGAATTGAACCTCACCTTGCAGTTTTGGAGACTGCCGTGCAGCCGATACACTACACCTGCCATGTCTGTAGTCAATATACTCTTCTAATGTGATTACTGGTGAACGCAATCGTTTAAGAAATTTATTATGCTCTCGCCAATCTGCTTCAAACTTGGCAGGGTTAATCTTTTTCTTTTTGCGTTTCTTCTGATTGTTGGTCGTGTAATACGCCGGAAGTAGATGCATACCGCTCATTATAAATCGCCTCCATTAAAACATCAGTTGGAAGATTGTCAATTGACTCACCATAGCGTTCTGCTAGGTCAGTTAAGTTGTTTGTTTGCCTTTGCTTCTTTGAGAAGGGCATTTACCACTCCTGTCCAATAATTGATACCCCAATCTGAACCAGATGCTTTGCACCTATCCAGAGCGGCCATTGCATTATCAATAAGTCGATTGTAATTAACCATTGATAATCTCGTAAGCAGCATCAACCGCATCAAACCCATAACCACCGATATGCCATTCATACTCTTCGGTAGGAACATAACCAGTTTTCCAGTTGTAGATAGAGAACTTTACATAGTCATCCTCATCAGTGTCAGCACCAACAGTCCATTCACAGTTCACCTTTTCATAAGGGTCTGCATCAGTGTATGTTGGTTTACCAAATTTCTCAACCAACTTGTCGTAGGTTGTTTTGATAACACCTTTGTATGAACTCATATTCATATCCACATCAGTTTCAAAATTTACAATCTTCATAATATACCTCTCTATTTCACTTTATCATAATAACCCAAAACCTCTCGTTTGTAAAGAGATTTTAGAAACCATTTGGCACGACTAAAATATTCACTCATTTCTTCTGTGCATACATGGCGTTCCCAATTCAGCACTTCTTTTTTGTGTTGGTAGTATTTCTCTACACACCAATTCCGAAAATTAGAACTCTTAGACATTTTCCTCTCCGTTAAGTAAAATGATGCCTCCTACAACCAACATAACCAAACCGATACCTATTGCAGTGAACATCTCTGTATATGTATTTGCATACTCCATACACTTACCATCACAGTCTCCAGCAGATCCGGCAATCGCCATGAATCCACCCATTACCAAAATTGCACCAATTATTTTCATCATATCTCTCTCCTTATTTACCTGTATAACCAAGTGTTCTCATTGCTTCCAGCGGACTAGTTTCTTCTGCAAGGGCAACATATTCCTCAACAGAAGCGTTCTTCACTAAGAAGTTCATCCAAGTCTTGTAGGGTTTGTAACCATACTTGAAACGAGCAATGAATTGGGGTTTCAACTTACCTTCCCAAGAGGGATGGGCATCTGGATGAACATCCATCATCATTTTAGCACCCTCAAAGACACCACGATACATGAGATACATACCATCCCAAGTAAACTCTTCTTTCACAAATGCAGTCATAATTAACCTCTTTCTCTCAACTTACATATATAGTATAGATGTTCTAATAACATAAGTCAAGCACTTTTTAGCACTTTTCGTAAGTTTTCTAGCAAATATTCCTCTAAATCGTGTTCATTTGCCTGATATAGAATACCTATTCCACCCTTTTCAATCCATCGTTTGATATTTGAGGGTTTATCATCAACTAGGATATTTGGAGTTCCATCCAACTTATCTGTTGCAAACTTTTCCTTCATACCAGTGAAGATTAGTTTATCAAGGTCTGGAAGATACCCATGTCGAGTCAACCAGACTCGTTTCCAGAAGGCAGAGTTATCTCGATCACCAGTTAGTGGTGAAGAGCAGATTCCCCAATCACCAGTTGACTTTGCAAACTCTACAAGAGCATCAGAAGTCTCAAACTTTTCTAGGGTATTGAAGAAGTCAGTTCCACGCAACTTTGCGATTGCCTTCTCTTTATCCTGTATCAGTTTCCAATGGTCTTTTCCAAACTTTTCTGCAAATGCATCAAAGAAGTTTGCAATCACACCATCCATATCTAAGTATAATGTCATATTTTTATCCTTTCACTTTTGCCCGCATTGCGGCCATCTTATAATAATCTTGTAACCATTTCTCAGGCGACTTGATGGTCTGAGAAACACTCATCTTTACTTTGTGGGCACGAAACTGGCGTTTCAGTTCCTTCGCCACTTCAGTTCCTAAGAACCGAGAAATCAGTTTAACCAGTGTCTGGCGAAACGGTAGGTCATGGTGCATATGTCCAGCAGTGTGTGCAAGTTCATGTAACACAACCCACTTATTCATTCCACATGAGGGATGAAGAGCAACACCACGATATGATGCCTGTCCAGCGACTCGTGCGTTACTAGAATTTCTCATCACACGCAGAGCAGGGTCAGACTGTCCTCGTTCATTCACTAGAGATTGATAAGTCTTAGACTTCACAACTCGTTTGAAAAACTTCTTGACCTCTTTTTCAGTCATAGACTGTTTTGCCTCTGGGAACTTGCGTTCAGTTGCCCATTCAGATTTGTAGACTTTGTTGCGTCCACTATCGACATAAGAGTTCTGAAGGCGTCCAGTTTTCTGTTGTTTCAATTTCTTTGAAACATAGTTTGCATACTTGTTTGCAAGGTCATTACCCATCTTACCAGTGGCAAGTGCCATCTTATATGCCTCGTGAGCGTCAACAGTTCCTACGAAATTTACCATTTGAATACCTCTCTCATCATTACAGTGCTATGCTACTTTGTTTTGAGAACAATGTCAAGCACTTTTTAACCCATAACAATCAGTGCAAGTAACACACTGTTGAAAAAGAACCCTACTGCGTTAGACACGATATAGAGCATATCCTTTTGAGCAAATGCTCGAATCAAGAACAGAAACAATCCACCCCAAACAAGGAGAACCATGTTCAAAGGAGGCATCTGATCTGAATAACCCAATATCACATTTAATGAAGTCGGAACAGTAGCACCATGAATCAGTATCATACCAATCCAACCTAGAATTTCGGGAATGTTTATTTTTTTCACTTTTTTCATAATTTAACCTCTTTTCTCACTATATCTATATGCTACTTGTTTTTAGAACAAATGTCAAGCACTTTTTGGCATTTTTGCTAAAAAAAAGCCCTTGAAAATCAAGGGCTTTTGAACTTTTTTCTGGAAATTTATCTTATCTGCGATCTTTTTTTGCAAGTTCTGCCGCAATCCACCGTTTTGCGATAGGATTTGACACCTTCTTACGAATCAACATTGCAACCCTTTTCCATACCTTTTCAAATACATCTTCACCAGCATCGTTATTATCAACTACGATAAAGTTAGATGAACCAAATAGTCTCTGGAAAGCACCAATATTATTTTGAACTTCTTTCCACATTGTCTCCACTTGTTTTTCTGGTAGAGTTCTCTGTCTTTGTTTATTGCGTTCTTGTGCAGTATCCAAAGATGTGTTCACAAAAATCATAGAACATTCGTAACCTAGTTGTTGTAGTCCTGCTTTCTGTTTTGCGATTTTAGAAAAATCTTTACCAGTGCCGTCAATAATAACACCTAGTCTACCGTCCAAAAAGTTACCTTGCATACGCTTTGTAACTGCCTTTGCACGACCACGAATCTCTTGTCCTTTGTCAGAGAAAATATCCTCTGGTGTGGTTTCTAGTCCAGCATCATTCAACATCTTTTCATAGATGTCATCTGAGTTCACAATCTTCATACCAAGTCCACCAGTTGTTCTGCGAACAACATAGGACTTACCGCTGCCGGGGCCTCCTGCTAGAAAGATTGCCTTAAAGATATTAGGGTCATATACGCCCTCTTGTAATTCCAGAAATGTCTTCATTGTTTATTCCTAACAACTCCATCGTTCGTTTTGTAAGTAATTCTTCATAGTATTTAGTATCCTTATTTTCCTCAATCTCTGTCCTTCGGTTTAGTGTTTTTTGAAATTTCATTTTTTGAAGTCTGTTTTTGAGTTTTTGGGTCATGTGATTCCTCTTTCTAAGTTGAAAAAATCATAACAAAAACGAGTTGTTGTTTATGCCTCCTTTAGAATTTTACATCGCCTGGATCAGCGCTGCCAGGCGGGATTAGTTCAAGTTTATTGTTGCCACTGTCGAATAGAGACACACCAGCAGATGGATATGCTTCAGACATGGCATCACGAACACACTCCATATGAACTGTGTGTTTGTATTGTCCAATACCTTTAGTAAATACATGGTGCAGTTTTCTGACCAAGTATCTACCACTTAAATTCTTATCGTATTTTTCATCAGTATCCATTGTAGACTTGTTTAGAATTTCTAATCCAATCAAATCCCCTGCCTGCAAACTAGTGTTGCCAGGCACTTCAACATGAACTGTTACTGCTGAATCCAATGCAGCAAATCTAGACTTTCTTCTCTGCAACCATTCGGCAGTGTTGATTTGTCTAAAAGGATTTGCACCGTCTTTTTCGTGCATTGGTGTGAGTTTAGGATTGTCTGGTAGTTTATCTACAGATTGTAGGTAGAACACTGAATCGGGATAGTCAGATAGTTTGTTTCCAAAATCATCTGTTGCTTCTGACATGATAGGAGCATTTGCACTACCCTCTTTGGTAAATTTATCAACATGAGTGTCATCTTCAAAATTGTCAGTGTATGAAAAATCTTTATACTCCCACTTCTTGTTGAAAAAATCCAACTCTAGAAGTTTGGAAGAATACATTGCCATGCGCTGATTTATAAGTGTGTTTGTTGATGAACGAACATTGAAACTGAGAATATTTTGTAGGTTAGATACTAAATCAGGCATACCCTTGTCGTTTAATTGATTTGGGGTTGTTTCTCTATATATCATTCTTGGGTTTTTGCGATCCATCATCCCTTCAATAGTTCTGAAAAAATAACCTTTGATGGTTTCGTAGAACAGGAATGTGGGTGCAAAATTATACTCTGAAGAGTTTGATATACGAGCAAGCATATTGATTGCATCAAACGGGCGCATATTGGGTATGACATACTTGTGCATATCCAATGTCTTTTCAAAGAACAACTCTTTGGTTGAAGCAAGTCCGTCTTCTTTGTCTCTAACAATTTTAGTGATAATATCTGTTGCCTGTTCACCAATCATAATATCACCATCAAAAGATTTAGATATACGAATGTGATTGTTACGAACAATTTCTGCTGTTGTGAATGATAAACTAAATGCTGTTGTTCGTTCTGTTACATTCACAGAGGCATTTACTTTATAGATGTAAAGAGGTTGTTTAGAGAAGTCAATTGCGTTTTCTCTATCATAGTTATCAGAACCATCTGGTGTAGCAAGAATGAGTGATAATTTTTCTTGTCCGATTAGATTAGCGTTACCCAAAATATTGTTGGTATCAACAAATGAAATATCACCACTAATGCTATTACTGAAAATGTCTTCGTAGATATTTACGCTAACAAGCAAATCAGTAAGGTCTAGTTCTAAACCACCAACAGTAAATATTTTACACTCAACAACCAGATATTCATTAGCATACTGAATGCTAGACTCTTCTGCCATTATTATTCACCTTTAATTTTTCTAGAAAATTCTTTTTTAATCTCTTTTACATATTCTGGTCTGATTAAGCGTATCCTTCTTTTTTGATCTTGCAATCTATCCTCATACTCATAGTTGGTAATTGGTGTTGCTTCAACTGGAATTGTTGTAGCACTTTCGTTTGGAAGTTCAATAACAAATGAATTATCCCCAGATTCTTGTGTGTATTCGTAATGATGAATACCATTTACATCATCATACTTCGATTTAACATAGTCTTCAAATTGTTTTACACCCATAGGCCACTGTGTATATACATCAATAATGTCATTCGCCATGAGAACCAACCAATGCAAACCGACATCATTATAGTATCTGTCTGCAACAAATTCTGGTGTCTGTCCAGCAACTACATCATAGAAATCAAATTCCACAGAAGACAATCTTGCCTTATCTGTAACTCTTACTCTTCTACTAATATCAGTCATTGTTCTAAGAACACCATCACCTAAAACATCATATTGAACAGTAGGGAATTTATTAAAATATGCCATGATTAGTATCCATCTGCAATGCGTTCTTTTGTAATCATCTCTAGTTCCTTGAACTGTAGAGTCATATTAACTTCTGTAGGAGCATTGTTCTTAAAAAACTGTGTTCTATCGCCACCATATTCAATCTGAACTGATTCCAAAACACAGGTAGAGATTTTATTCATGTATGTATTTTCACCACCCTTATGCATATATTTAATATCAAAAGTAGATGGTGAAATTAGAGTTCTAGAACTATTTGCATCACCTAGAAACTCTGGCATAGAATGGAATCTGAACATATCTACAATGTTCTTAATGTTTTTTGTTTCTGCCTCATTTCTTGGCATCATCTTAAATGAGAATGAGAATGATCTTCTATCCAAACCTTCAAACTTCATTTCTGTTCTGTTGTTTGTAATCTGACCACTTTTAATATTTGCCATTGCCTTTGCACCAGTAGCACCAGCAGTCTCTAACGCTGAAGTTCCCAAGTTTGATGCACCTTGTTTAATACCTTCCCACAGTCCACCCCATGTCCAATCACCACTTATTGCTTTACCAACAATAGCAGAACCACCACCTAATACTGCACCAATTTCTTCTTCGGTATAGTTTGCCTTTGAATCTACAGATAGTTTATTTGGCATATAGAGTTGAATGGAAGATGCAAGTCTTTTGGTTGGATTTCTAGTAACAGTGAGTGTAGAAGACTCTCTGGATGCTGTAGAACCAGCACCAGTTTGAACATTAAAACTTCCTTTAGGGAATTGAACCTTTGTCTGTTCTTGGACATTGATAAAAAATTGAACATAATGTCCAGTTCTTTCCAACGCTCCAACATCCGATGGGAAGTTCAAGTCTCCACCGTAAATTCTTTTGTAGTTATTGTTGATTTGCGCTGCTGCGTTTCCCATCTAAATAATCCTATACATTGTGAAAGTATTTATATCGACATGGCATACAAAGGAAGATTTATACCCACTAAACCACGCAAATATAAAGGCGATTATAATAATATTATTTATCGCAGTATGTGGGAGCGTAAGTTTATGGTTTATTGTGATAACAACTCTGCTGTCCTAGAATGGGGCAGTGAGGAGATTATCATACCCTACATCTCACCTTTGGACGGCAAAAGGCACCGTTATTTCCCAGATTTCTATGCAAAAATCAAACAAGCAGATGGAACTGTTAAGAAGTTCATCATAGAGGTCAAACCCAAAAAACAATGCAAACCACCAGACATACCTAAAAAGAAGACAAAATACTTCATTGCAGAGGTTCGCACATGGGGCGTAAACAAGGCAAAATGGGAAGCGGCAATAGAATACTGTAATGATCACGGTATGGAATTTAAGATATTGACTGAAGACCATCTAGGTTAGTCGTATAAATACTGGTATGGCAGAGATAATTGATAGCATACTAGAAAAGACGGGCGGCAAAGATCGCTCTATAAGATGGTTCAGAGACAAGGTTAGAGAACTAGGTCAAGTGCCTTCTCGACAACTTGTGAGTGAAGGTTATGTCACAGGGCGTCCTACCTTTGGAACTATGAACTTCTTCTACTATGATCCTAAGAATAAACTGAACGAAAGTGTCCTACCATATTATGATAGGTTTCCATTGGTATTGCCTATTGAACAATACAATGATGGTTTCTTAGGTTTGAACTTTCACTACCTATCAATTCCGATGAGACTTAAACTTCTCAATGTCATTTCAGAATATGCTAATAATAGTAATATGGATGAAACTACGAGAATCCGTTTAACTTGGAATCGTATTAAGAGAAACCCTCTTGTCAAACCAGTTGTTAAAAGATACTTGGCAGATCATGTCAAAAGTCCATTCCGTAGAATTGATGCAGAAGAAATGATGGTTGCTGTTCTATTACCAGTTCAGCGATTTGTCAGAGCAACAGATACTAAGGTGTATGCAGATTCTAGAAGAATTATCAACACGCCTAGGAGACCATAATGGCAGCAAGTAGTTTTGAAATCTGGAAAGCAGAATTAAATAAAAGAGGTTTATCCAGACCCAACAAATTTGAGGCAGTAATCTATCCACCAGCGGGCGCTGGTTGGTCTGATACGAGAGGTATCAGTGTAAGGATTAAGAAGATTACTATGCCAGGCAAAAATATAGACACATCCACAAATGATACTGTATACGGCCCAACGCATGAGTTAGCAAGAGGGTTGACTTATGCAGACGAAATAACTATTAGTTTTTGGTTATCTGATGATTTAACAGAAAAGCGTGAAATGGAAAAATGGCAGAACTACATCTATGATACAAATACATATGCATTGAATTTTTATGATGACTATATCGGAACAATTGCTATCTATCAATTAGATGATAACCACGAGAAAACTGCTGGTGTAGAATTGAGAGAATGTTTTCCAAAAACTGTAAGTCCAATTGAATACGATAACGATAGTGTAAGTGCGATTGGTTCTTTAGATGTTGGTTTTGCATTTAAGGAGTGGAGAGAAATTACTGGTTTAAGTAGAAAGACAAAATCTGAACCGCCAGCGGTTGGACACACCTACGATGGAGCTCCAATTCTACACAAACCTTCCATCCCAGCAAAATCTGATAAGACAAACGATCCATCTTATGTTCCAAATCGTTATTCTACGGCAGAATATAGAGGAACTCTGGAAGATCAAACTGTTGATACGATATAAGGTAAATAAATAATAACATTATGATAGGAGTATAATATGGCTTTACCATTACTTAAAACGCCCCAACATGAATTGACTGTGCCATCTACGGGCGAGAAAATTAAATACCGTCCCTTTCTAGTAGGAGAAGAAAAGAGTCTTCTTCTTGCATTAGAGAGTGGGAAGGATGCAGACATCAGTGATGCTGTCATGCAAACAGTTAGACAATGCACCTTTGATAAAATAGATGTTTCAAAGTCACCTATGTTTGACATAGAGTATGTCTTTATGAAAATTCGCTCTAAAGCAGCGGGTTCAAAGGTAGAAGTGAAAGTGTTGTGTCCAGATGATAACGAAACATATGTTCCAATCGAAATTGATTTGGACTCTGTTGAAGTATTCTATCCAGAAGGACACGATAATAATATTAAATTGACTGATGATATTGGTATGGTTTTAGATTATCCAAGTATCAATATGACAGAAGATTTAATGGGGGTGAATTCTGGCACTGCATGGGAAATTATTAAACGATGTGTGCGCCAAGTATATGATAGTGAGAATGTTTATGATCGCAGCGATATGGATGAAAAAGAATTGGATGAATTTTTGTCACAGATGGATGCATCTATGTTCAAAAAGGTTGAAACTTTCTTTCAGACTACGCCCAGATTGAGACATCAAACAAAAGTAACAAACCCTAACACTGGCAAAGAGAATGATATAACAATTGAGGGGTTGCAGAGTTTTTTCGCATAGCCCTTTCGCATGATAATTTAGAGAATTATTTGCGAACAAACTTTGCGTTAATGCAACATCACAAATATTCTTTAACAGAACTTGAGAGTATGCTGCCATGGGAAAGGGAAATCTATATTGGAATGTTACTCAAATTTATAGATGAAGAGAACCAGAGAATTCGTTCCGAACAGGCACGAATGAAACGATAAGAGAGGTCTATTATGGCAGAAGAAGTAAAAAAAGAAGCAGGATTCCATCCTGCCGACAGTAATGGCGATGGAGTTGTTACTGAAGAAGAACACCAAATGTATTTGGAGTTCAAAAGAAAAGAACTTGAGGATGCTGATGCACGCCGTGACGCTATGAGAATGATGACTTGGTTTGCGCTTGCTGGTATGTTACTATACCCAGCAGCGATTTTGATTACTGCAATGTTAGGTTATGAGAAGGCAGCAGGAATTATTGGAGATATTGCTCCAACATATTTTGTTGCTATTTCAGCACTTGTTGCTGCTTACTTTGGTGCAAATGCATACACCGATAAGAAAAAATAAGGTTAGTTAAATGGCAACTCTCAGCGAGATTACAAAGAAGTTATCAGAACAAACTGAAGCAAATGCTCAGGCAACTAGAGAACTGAACAAATCAAATATCACCCTTAGAAGTGATATTGGTAAATTGACTGTTTCGGTTGATAAGTATGCAACACGAGAAAAACGAGTTCAATTCTTAGAGAATGTTCTAGATACAAATTCTTCTGGATTAGCAGATACTTTCAAAGAAACTTTGATGGGCCCGCTAACCAATCTTGCTGATGCCATTCCTGGCAAACAGTTCTTAATGCCTCTTTTCAAACTTGCTGCACAAAGAACTCCACTAAGAGGGATGTTAGAGCGTAGAAGAGATTCCCAAAGAGAGAAACTTCAGACAGAAAAGGCAACTCAGGCAGTTGAGGCGTCTGGTATGCAGTTTAGTAATGAAGAGGAAAAGAAAGCAACCATCGAAAGAGTAAAACTTGAGATGGCAAAGAAAGAACAAGAAGAGCAGATTAAAGAAAAGAATAAACAAATTGCCGATATGCTTGGTGTTGAAATTGATAAGTTCCATGAAATTATCGGTAAGACTGAAAAAGTTCAAGACAACATGGGAAATGTTGTTGAAAAATCTAGTGAACAAAGCGAAAAAATGTCTACAGTATCAGAGACTACTGATACTAATAAGATGTCTACAGTATCAGAGACTACTAATACTAATAAGATGTCTACAGTATCAGAGACTACTGATACTAAACCTACTAAGAAACCTAGTCCTAGACAACAACAGGTTACTGCAATGGCGCCAGGCGGTGCTACAGATAACAGTGCAGCAATGGTTGAAAATCAAAGAGATCAAGAAAGAGGTATGGAGCGTAGACATAAAGAACTACTTGATGCATTGAAGGGCGGTTCTAGTGGTGGTGGAGAGGCAACCGTCAATGAGGGCGATGGAACACTCAAGGGTGTTGGTGGTGTTCTTCAATCAATTGGTAAAGGTTTCAAATATCTTGGTAAGAATCTAAAAGAAATCGCAAAGGGTGCTCTTGCAATTGCATTGATGGGCGCATCCCTTATTCCTTTCGCTATATCTGCTATGAAATTCAATGATGTAGAATGGGAATCAATGGCAAAGGCGGGTGTTGCTCTTGTTGGACTTGCTGGTGTTGCGTTCCTATTAGGTAAGGCATCTGGTTCTATGATTGTTGGTGCTGGTGCAATCCTTGTTCTAAGTGGTGCATTATGGGTTGCTGGTAAGGCGTTCCAACAGTTTGCAGAACTTGATTGGAAGACAGTCGGACTAGGACTTGCCGCAATACTTGGATTGGGTGCTGTTGCAGCAATTCTTTCTTTTGCATCCCCATTGATTATTGCTGGTTCTGTTGCGATTGGTGCTCTTGGTGTTGCATTGATACCATTTGCTTTTGCCGCATCACTGGCGGCGCCTGCAATGACTGAAATTGCCGAAGCAATGGGAACATTTGCAGATGTTCCAATATCAACCATGTTCGCAATTCCTGCTGCTCTTGCAGCAATTGGTGCGGCCTTGGTTGCAATGTCTGGTGGTAACTTTATTGGTGGCGTATTGGATGGTATTGGTAAACTATTTGGTAATGAATCTCCCATTGACAAAATTGTAAGACTAGGAGAAAACGCCAGTTCAATCATCAATCTGGGTGTTGCAATGCGTGGTTTTGGTGG